CATCATCTTTATATTTTGTTATTGCCGTTTTAATCAACTCAAGTTGTTTTGTTTTTAATTCGTCGACACTATAATCGCTCCCCTTGGATAAAAATTCTTTATAACAAGGTAAATACTTATAGGCATCTACCGAATACATACTGGTGTCTATCATTATGATTAGTGTTCCATTTTCTAACATCATTTCCTTAAATAAATTATATTCAATTTCTCTATTCTTAATTGTTGATTTTTGTTCGTATTCTATTATAGAACAAACATCCTTTTCTACCTGGTCGTTAAGATCAGTTATAAAAAAATTGTTGCCTCCTGTATTTGTTTCTAAATCGTGGTTACCTAATATCATATATATAGGTATTTCTTTCGGTAAATGCGCAAAGCCTTCTTCTAATAAACTTGGAATTATTATTTTGTTCTTTTTGTTGCCCACCTTTTCTTTTCTTGGATAATAATTATCTCCCGCTATTGTTAAAAAATCTATTTTTTGTTTAGCAGCGTCTTTTAATCTATCCTTTAATAAATTCGTTACATTTAACAGACAACCTTTATTTAGATTATTCCAACATCCAAAATGTATAAAATTACTCATATTTATACTTTTATTAATATATATTATATATATTTCGATTTACCCCCATGATGATTTAAAGGCGTAAATCAATTTATGCAAATTCTGGGTTCCATTTTTTATAACCGTTACAAATATTTTGTATATGAATATTATTAACTTCTGATGACGTCATCATACTAGAGTGTTCAAAATCAATTATCCATACTTTTCCATCGCTATCTTCTATGAAATTATACCCAGTTAAATCTGGATATTCTATGTTATGTAATACAAGAGTACGCACTATTTTAATTACTTGGTCAAATATTTCATTCGGTATATCGGTCGCATCACCTCCGTAATAATCTGATATATTCATCGTTCCGATTTTCTTCATAACCATTATTTCACTTTCTTCATTATATTCAATAATTTCTGGTACATTTACTATACCTAATTGATACACATCTTTTTGCATAGAATATTCTTTATGTGTTACTCCTCGTTTTACATAGTATGTATTCGGGTTTGCTAGATAATTTTCCATTGTTGTTATTGTTATACTATTTACATATACGTTTGAGTATAATTCAATTTTATACTACCTGATGCAAAATAGGTTCCATCCAATGTATATGTGGAACGGGCGGGGGAATTGCGAATGGGTTCGATCGTTATTAATAAACACATAAATTGTGAAAACTAAGACGTCGTTTTTTTATGTTTTAGATACTAATGTTGATTGATAATAATACTTTCTCAAAATAATATAGATCATGTCTATTAAAACATTAAACGAAACCGAAATAGAAACGCACATTTCAAAACATATTGGAATTCGTTCTCATGAAAAAGACAAATATGGCGAAGTTTTTACGTCTTCCGAACTCATACATGAAATGTTAAATCAATTGCCAAAAAATAGTTGGAACAATCCAAATAACAAATGGTTAGATCCGGCAACAGGGAACGGCAATTTCATGGCTATTGTCTATACTAAATTGTTACATGGACTAAAGAAAAAAATACCTGTTTTAGAAAAACGCAAAAATCATATTTTACAAAATATGTTATACATGGTTGAATTAAACAAATCCAATATAAATCAATTGAAACAATTGTTTGGAAAACGTGCAAATATATGTCAGGCGAATTTCTTGGACCAACATGAAAAATGGACGGGCAATTTAGGGAGTTCTCAGTTCGATATCATTGTTGGCAATCCTCCTTTTCAAATGTCAAAAACAGCAAAATATAAGGGAAGTGTCGGTAGAAAAACATTATGGGATAAGTTCTTGGACTTTATCTTCGATAAAAACATATTACTATCTTCCGGATATTTAGGTTTCATTACACCTGCAAATTGGAGAAGACCTGAACACCAACTATATGAACTTCTTACTCATAAAAATACATTACATTATCTTCATATCTACGGGAAAAAAGATGGTATTAGCAAATTAGGCGCCCAAACCCGTTTCGATTTGTTTATAGTCCAAGAAGGGTCACCAAAAAATACTTACAAAACCACTATTATTGACGAAAAAGGAGAAAAACATACTATGGACTTATCCAAATGGGATTTCCTTCCCAATTATGCTTACTCGAAAATAAAAAAAATACTTGTATCCAAAGAAAAGGGATTGAATATATTGTTTGATTCCAATAAATTTAATGCCAAAAAATTGTCCAAGACAAAAACCAAGAAAAATATACATCCTATCGTTCATAATATTACTCGTCGTGGTCTTGGACTTCGTTATTCTCAAAATAAGGAAATACATTTTGGGACACCTAAAGTATTACTAAATTTCAACGAAAAGCAATACCCTTATAATGATTATGAGGGGAAATATGGTATGTCACAAATAACATTTGGTATTCCCATAAAGTCCAAGAAAGAAGGAGAGAAAATCATCCATAAAATAAACAGTCCGGAATTCCAAGAAATAATAGACGCGACAAAATGGGGTTCGTTTCAAACGGATTATCGCATGTTTTCTTATTTCGATCCGAAATATTTTATGTAAGATTCATTCGGAAAAACCTTTACATTCTTAAATTACCAAAATTATTTAATATCATTTATTTGAAACTATATTAAACATACAATGCTCTATTTGATTATAATGGAATTACAGATAGCAAATTGGTTGATGGAAAAGGACTTATATTAAGAAAATCGGTTAAAAAGGGTGAAAATGTCTTTGTTTTAAGCGGGAAAATTGCGGATCATCCAACTAGAGAATCCATTCATATTGGAAATAACAAACACATATATGACGAATATGGAATATTTATCAATCATTCTTTTGATCCGACTGTTCGTATAGAAAGTGTAAATGTGGTTGCATTAAAAGATTTACATGATGGTGACGAAATCACTTTTAATTACAATGATACGGAAATCAACATGGCAGATACATTCCACGTTGGAGATACTTTTGTATGTGGTCAAAAAACGGATTAAACATAAATGGTTTTATTTTCTAGCATAATACTATAATGATTTTAGATAAATATTTAACATTTGAACAAAAAGTTTATATTTCACTTATTGCATCTTCTATTTGGATTTATTTTAGAACTCTTGGGTGTTATGCTGCGTTACCTAGACAATCGTTAGTTTCAGTTGTACTTGTATGTTTTTTGATGTATTTAAATTATTACGAACCTTTATCAGCACCAATAAGTTTAATTGCTATGTATTTATATAGTCTTTTACCAGGTTCTAAAATTAAATTATAATTATTACAATTCTCTATTTGATTATAATGGAAATTTCGAATAGCAAATTAGTTAGCGGAAAAGGACTTATATTAAGAAAATCTGTTAAAAAAAGGTGAAAACGTCTTTGTTTTAAGCGGGAAAATTGCGGATTAAACATATTTAACTATAAATGGTTAAATATGATTATTACATAAATGGTTTTAATTCGAGTTGTTTATATACACGGTCAGGTTGTACAGGTAGTTCAATGGGTACGACCAATCTGCTTGCATCTTCTAAATATTTTAAGTAACCAATGGATTCACCATACACCTTGGGAACAGTATAATCCAATACAATATTATTCAATCGTTCAATTTGTTGAGTAATTCTGTCAGGTTCAAACACAGAATATTGAATAAACATATGTCTCATGATTTGTTTCAAAACATCGATATTTTGCGGAGGTATGACCAATTTACGATCACCCGATTTATGATATACGCCAGCACGAAGTCCATTTTGAACAATTTGAATATTTTGCGCAGAAAAAAACGCTTTCGATAAAATGGAATCTTCCCAAACTCCTGTCAAAGGATCGCGATATTCAGTAGCCTTATTTTTAACCGCAATTTTCTCAAACATCTGAAACCGTGCGTCAGGATTTTCGGGTTCTTCAATATTTACGCGACCATTATAGGGTGTATCATTGGTTATAATATTCATTTGACGTTGGATATATGAAACTGGTTTATATTTCATTTGAGAGGACATATTCTATATATCTTCTTTTAGAGATTAAAGTTTGAAAAAAACGATAAATTACTTTATCTGTCTAATTTATAATGGAAACTTTTTATTTGACAGTTTTGATAGTGGCCACAATTGTCTTAATTTTAATCCTCATATTTATTGGTATTTTATTAAAAGGGGGTAATCAGAATTTAGCATATCCTCCCAATTATGGAATTTGTCCCGATTATTGGAAATATGATATTGATCAAAAGAAATGTATTATACCTAGTAACATTCCAGATGCAATGAATCTAGGTAATATGTACAATGAAACGACTAAAACATTAAATGATAATATATTAGATAGTCCTGGTTATAGTTATGATGTTTCGAATGGATTAGTCACTCAATATATCGATTTTAGTAACAACAGTTGGGATGGTATTTGCAATAAGAAAAAATGGACAAATACAAACAATATAGTATGGGATGGTGTTTCAAATTATAATAATTGCTAAACAGTTATTTCCTCGGGAACATAAGACATGTCTTGCCTACACATAGGGCAAAGATTCTTACATTTGGTTGTGCAAGTATTGCAAATATGATGATTGCATGGTGTGATAAAGATATCGTTACTTTCAATATCTTCATAACATACGGGACATTCGAATTTTTTATTCAACTCTTCATAACATTTTCGAATGATATTGCGATAAGAATCCGCGTATTTTGCATTTTGTTTCAGAAAATGCAAACCAGATTCGACGACTGCATTATTTGCATCATCCCTTTCTCGAAATGCTCTATTCATACGTCTTCTTATACATTGAATATATCGGTCTGTTTCGCTTCGAATATGGGTCAATTCGTTTGTGAGAGTCAAATTACGTTTTTCTAAATATTCCAATCGTGTATCGTTATCGATTTCTTCTGAAAAGGGAATATGGTCTTTGTCATATTCGACCATTATTTTATAAACAATGGTTTCCATCCCTTCGTCGGTCCTTATATCTGTTTCATAAATCCGCATAAAACTCAATGTATTCATACCGTTTGTTGTTTTCTTTTCATGTGGTTCAAATTTGATTTTAAATACGTTCTTCGTTTCTTCTATTTTGTTCTTTATTGGAGAAATATCCTGAATTTTTTCTACTTGATCCCATATAAATGAACGCGTTTGATGATCATAATTAGGAGTATTGACAATCCATTTATTGGGTATAGAAATTTCGTAGCGTGCATATTTCCATCCACGAACATTTTCCTTTTTCAAAATATAATGCAAATCTTGTGTCTTTTCACGAAAGAATTCATGTAATATTCGTTGGCATCGTTGATCGCGTGTTTTAGGCATTGTTATATTGAAATTGATATAGTATATATGTCAAATTCAATTTTATTGATGTTTTTCTAAATTACAAATACATGCTTCTATCCCTTCTACCCCTTCTAACTCTACGCGGTCCGCGTGTTTGTAATACATAGGAAGGATATACGGGAGAAACCGAAACGGGAGAAACATAATTTAAACGATTGTACCCAATTGGAGGAATTGTATATGCTCTAGGGAAAAACAAATACATCAATATAAACACCAAGATAATTGTAATCATCACACTCACTAAAAGAGGAGGAACGTTCGATTTAGACATTATAATATAGTGTTATATTTTTTCATCATGATTTTGAATAAAATGTATTTATTTTATATATGACAAAAACTAAGGTCGGTCGTAGAGGAAAACATGGATATAAATCCACTAGAAAAAGAATGTCCGGAGGACGATGGCCATGGAGTTCAAAACCAGAAACTTCAACTCCAGAAACTCCAGAAACTTCAACAGAAGAAAGTTGTCCAGAGAAACTTTATATACAAAATAAGCAGCAAGGGAATGTATTAGGAACATATACTGGAGAAATTATTAGGAATGACAAAGGAAGATGTGTTGCTCATGGAACGGGTACATGGACATCTGATAATGGAAAAATTATTGCAGAAAACCGGGTTTGGGAAAATGGAATCATAGATATGAAAAAAACTGTAGAGAAACCTAAAATAACTGGTTTGGAGAATGCAATGAATGAGGAAGGATATGACCAAGAAGCCAAAGATCGACTTAGAAGAAACGAAGAAAATATAAAGAAGGGTGGAAAACGTAAAATGCGTCATAGAAAATCCAAAAACAAAACCCGCACCAATAAGAAACGAAAACATCGTCGCACTTCCCGTCGTTAAATAATATTATAACCGTATCACTATGCGTCTTATAATATTTTATGAAACTATTTAAAAACGTTATAGTATGTTTATGTGTGAGAGATGTGATATAGTGACCGGGTCGGAAGTGTTCTATAAGAGAACGTTTTTAATGAATGCACTAGCATAAAATTGAAAGCACCCGACCGCCACAATCTATTGTGGGACCAATATTGGGTTGGTTCCAAAATGAAGCACGATTGTCCGAGTGGTCTAAGGAGCCAGACTTAAGACCTGGTAGCGTCAGCTGCGTGGGTTCGAACCCCACATCGTGCAAAACCCGGTTAGCTCAGTTGGTAGAGCGCATGCCTTTTAAGCATGTGGTCGTCGGTTCAAGCCCGACATCGGGTGATGTGATGAAACCACGTTAAAAGTTTCAAAACCCGGTTAGCTCAGTTGGTAGAGCGCATGCCTTTTAAGCATGTGGTCGTCGGTTCAAGCCCGACATCGGGTGAAGGGCAGTAAGGGACGCCCTCCCAAAGTCCCCCAAAACGAGGAAATGGAGAAACAGACGTATGCCGATTATTTAACAAAATTAAACCTCTGAGCACCTAAAGAGAACTTTACTACTACTGGTAATGGT